AAGTTCAAAAGTATTTAGAAGTAAATGAAGATATGCCACAATATGTTGCTGACCAAAACATAGAGTTAGCATTAGGTGCAGTAGCAACATTAACAAGAAATATTACTTCTAAGTTTTACACAAAAAATATTGTAGAAACTATAAATTTAATATTAAGTGATGATTACCTAAATGCTAGAAAACCTGAATATGTATTTAGTGCGGCATTATCAAGAGGTTTATTTAAAATAACACCTTTATCAGGTGGTCTTAGATATAGTAACAGAATTACAGATGAATGGGAAAGAGAGTTATTTACTTTGTCTGATAGACTAAGAACATTAGACCCTGCTGAAATTTTAACAAATAAATCTGACACTATGCCTAAAAGAAACATGTTAGGTGAAGTAATTAACAGAAAAACAGGTTGGTTATTTGGATTAGGAAGTGAAACAGGTCTATGGTCTACACCATTTGCTATGACTAATTTTAAAAACACAGAAACAGCAAAATGGATAAAAGACAGAGAGTTTAATTATTTACCACCTGCTAAAAAAGACCCATACACAAAGATTGATTTAAGAACAATACATAATAGTAAAAATCAAACAGCTTATGACAGATGGTTAGAGCTAAAACAAGATATAAGATTTAATGAACGTGGAGTTATTATTAAGAATCCTTCTAAATTTAAAGGTAAAAAATACTCACTAAAACAATATTTAGAAAAAATTATTGCAGATAAAACAAGTGACTTATACAAAATGCCTGATGGTCTTATTAAAGGTAAAAACGCTCAAACAGAGTATGTTATGAGTCTTGTCAGAGGAGTAGAAAGAGCGGCATATTGGAAGATGTTTGAGGAGTTTCCTGAGTTAAAACAGATAATAGAAGAGCAAGATGAGTTTGAAAAATCTAAGTATGAAGCGGCTAAAAGTGCAATAGATATACTAACGCAATAAAGTACCCCTTTTAGATAAAATAATTAAAATTAAGGAATTTAATGGCTAATAGTTTTGTAAGATACACTGGAAACGGCAGTACGAGTACGTATTCTATACCGTTCAGTTATAGAAGTACAGCAGATTTATCAGCTACAGTTGCAGGGGTAAACACTACATTTACTTTAAATGCGGCAGGAACGACTCTGACTTTTGCTAGTCCACCTGCTAATCTTGCGGCTATTGAGATTAGACGTAAAACGTCACAAACGTCAAGACTAACTGACTATGCTTCAGGTTCAGTGCTTACTGAGTCTGATTTAGATACAGATAGTACACAAGCATTTATGATGTCGCAAGAAGCGATTGATAATGCTGATGACGTAATTAAAATATCTAATACAGATTTTCAATATGATGCTACCAGTAAACAAATTAGAAATGTTACTGACCCTACGTCTGCACAAGACGTGGCTACAAAAGCATACACAGACAGTATTTTAACAACAAACACTACGGCAGTTACCAACGCTACAGCACAAGCAAATGCGGCGGCGGCGAGTGCTACGGCGGCGGCAAGTTCACAATCAGCCGCTTCTGCGTCTGCATCAACAGCTTCAACACAAGCTACAAATGCGGCAAACTCAGCTACACAAGCGGCTAACAGTGCGGCTAGTGCAACAGTAACAACAGGATTGGTTATAGCTATGGCTATAGCTTTATAATAAAAGGAAAAAAATGGCTCAAAACTTTAGAAGAAATACAAGCAACAATGTAGGTACTTCACCAGTAAGTGTATACACAGCAGATAGCTTTGATACTATAGTTGGAATAGCTTTAACAAATGTTCATAGTAGCTCTATCAATGTAGATTGTTACATTAATGATGGTACTAATGACATACATTTAGTTAAATCTGCTCCTATACCTGTAGGTTCACAGCTACAACTTATTGATGGTGGTGCTAAAATTGTAGTAGAATCAGGAGATGTAATCAAAGTAGTCTCTGACACAGCAAGTTCATGTGATGTGTGGGTGTCTGCGGTTGATGCAATTAGTACATAATGGCATATATTGGACAATCACCTAGTGCAGTAATAACAACAACAGCTCAAATTCAAGATGGTGCAGTAGAGTTAGCTGATATTTCTGCGGCGGCACAAGCAAGTTTAGGGACAGTAGATTTTTATGGATTTAAAAAATTAGCTAATGGTACATTACAATTAGATTTTTCTAATGGCAGTGATAATTTATCAGTAGCAAATAACAATACACAACAATCAGACATATACGCTGAAAGTTTTGTATCAAAACGAGGACTAACATTTTCAGTAGATGCCAGTGGCAATCTGAATGTTACAATATAATAATAATAAGGAGAAAATAAATAATGGCAACATTAAATTTAGGTAGAATTAAGCCAGTATTTCAAGGTGCTTACAACAACTCAACAGCTTATGTAGTTGATGACATTGTAACATTTGGAAATGAAACTTTCATTTGTATACTAGCTTCTACAGGTAACGCTACTTCCAATGCTACCTATTGGACAAAATTAGCGGCTAAAGGAACAGATGGTACAGATGTAGGTACTACATTAACAACACAAGGTGATATACTTTACAGAGATGGCTCTGGTCTTCAGAGATTACCTAAAGGTACAGCAGGTCAAGTTCTTAAAATGAACGCAGGTGCAACAGCACCAGAATACGGAACAGTATCATCTGACTATGTAAAAATTGCTCAAACAAACATCACAAGTAGTACAGCAAGTGTAGATTTCGTACATGGAACTGGTGGTGTTGTTTTAGACAGCACTTACAGAATTTACAAATTAATTGGCTCGTATAGAGGAACATCTGGTGGTGCTGAAATGCAAATAAGAGTTATTAATGGTGGTTCTAATACTAGGTCATCAGGTTATTTATGTGAAGCATTTAGGTCTTACTATTCTGGTGGAACATCAAGAGCAAATGCCTCTGATAAAATTTTAAGGTCTATTGGTGGTGTTCAAGAAACTTCTGGTCAAAGAGCAAATTTTGAAGCAACTTTTTTTAATATGTATGACAGTGACCATAACACAACTGCACATATGCAATTTTGTGCAATAGATGGTGCAAATGAAAATGAAGACCAAGTTAATAATGGATTTTCAAGTGGAGTATATGCAACACCTGAAACTCATAATGGAATTAACTTTAGTTTAAGTTCTGGAAGTGTTGGAGAAGCAGAATTAACATTAATAGGAATAAAAGGTTAAGGAGATAATATGGCGAAAAAAATAGTAAATAATGTTGAAGTAGATTTAACTACTGAAGAAGAAGCACAAAGAACTATTGACGCAGAAAACTTTGAAAAAGAAAAAGTTGAAAGACAAGCTCAAATAGATTTAAAAGCTAGTGCAAAAGCAAAGTTAATAGCAGGAGAGCCATTAACTGAAGCTGAAGCAAATACAATAGTATTATAGGACACTAATGGCTTATATAGGAACAGGGTTATCCAACTTACAACAACTAGATAAGCTAGACAACATAACATTATCAAGTGCTACAACGTACAATATAACTAAAGGTGGTACAGCTTTTGTACCGCTATCAGCTAATAATGTAATTTGTAGTATTAATGGTGTAGTACAGTTTGGCAATTTTACAGTATCAGGAAGTCAGATAACATTTACAGGTGCAACACTAACGTCATCTGATGTTATGGACTGGATATTACACATAGGTAGTGGTGTTCAGCTACAACCTAATGACAATTCTGTTACTGCGGCTAAATTATCTACAGCAGGTATCTCATCAGGACAAGTATTTAAGGTCAATGACGCAGGTAACGGTTGGGAGCTAGGTAATGCTTCTTCAGCAGAAGTATATGGCTTTGAAAGATACTATGAACCATCAACAATACATGTTACTGTAACTTATCAAAATGTTGGTGGTGCAAATAAATATTTTATTAATGGTGTTCAACAAGATACTTTAGAATTATTTGAAGGTAATACTTATATATTTGATTGGTCTTCAGCAACTTCACACCCATTTAGATTTTCTACTACTTCTAACGGAACACATGGCGGTGGTAGTGAATATACAAATGGTGTAACAGTTGATTCATCTAATTATAAAACAACTATTGTAGTAGCTAGTGGAGCTCCAACTCTTTACTACTACTGTCAACATCATAGTGGAATGGGTGGACAGGCTAACACACCTGCACCAAGACCAAACAAATTAAGATATATCACGACTAATCAAGGTCAAGATAACATTACAAACGCAAAATACGCCACGTTTAGTGATGTCTTATACAGTGCTTCAGGTTTTACCTTTAGCATGGACAGCAATGGCGACTTAATAGCTACAATATAACAAGGAGAAAATAACAAATGGCTACAGTAAATATCGGTTCGTTGAAGTTTAACTGGAAGGGAGCTTACAACGGAAGTACAGCCTATGCGATAGATGACGTTACAGAGTACAATGGGTCGTCTTACATTTGCATATTGGCAAGTACAGGTAACCTTCCAACTAATACTACGTACTTTCAACCAATGGCAACAAAAGGTACTGACGGTACTGACGTTGGCACAACATTAACAACTCAAGGTGATATTTTATATAGAGATGGTTCTGGTCTTCAGCGATTAGCTAAAGGTACAGCAGGTAAGGTTCTTAAAATAAATAG